ATAGCCGTTCTCCTTATGGAGATGGATATTGTACCTCGACTTCCAGTTATGGAAGCACTGCAGTGGAGCCACTAAGGCCACTCTGCAGTTCCTCCCTATCAAGCCTTTTAAGCTTGGTTAGGAGGTCCTCAGAACAGATCGGCTTTGACCAGCGCACTTCACAGCGTGCTGATTTTAGCTTCTCTCCTCTGGGTGTCGGGTAACTCAGACCGCGCTCGCTATAGACCACTGGTGAATCGCTGAAAAGCGATCCTTCAGGGATCCCTCGTTCCTTACGGATCAAGGATAATAGCGAATCTTGAACATGCCACCAGGCATGAGTCTCAATAACCTCTAAGGTTCTTGAGCGACTACGATAAGGAACCGTCCAGGTATGTGTCTTAGGGCTGAATTTCAGCCTTGGCTCATACCTGAGTAGGTCCCCTAAATCGTAGTTAGTATACTCAACGAGACCCTGACAGTCTGGATTATTTGTCAAAGACAAACGTCCAAATCGCCGGGAGACGACAGAGTACAAGTACGCGGATGTATCATCGAAGCCGGCAATACGCAATCTCTTAGCGAGATCGCAAACCGACTCCGCGTCTGAATAGGAGTTGACACCCCCAACACGTATACGATGAGGCGTAACATCTTCGCCCTGATAGGCGTCGACGCCACAGGATTCTCGAAAGAATCCCTTTCTAAAGGTCTTTCCGACATTGGGTATTAGCCCAGATCGGATTAACCCGTTGATTGCACCATCGTAGTATTTTGTTGGGAATATGATGTCATCTCCGAAGACATATACCTCAGTACAGTTAACACCGTACTTCGATAGTATGCCCGCACGTACCAGACTCCAGAAAACCAAACTCTCCACAGGGAAAGTAAGGCAGTTCCCCATAGGGGCGAACATCTGGAGTGCAACTAAACGTCCATCCATTAACACGACTTCAGAAGCGCGTGTACTGCACAGGGTATCAAACACGTAGTTACCAAAAAGGTATTCTACGAGTGCGAGACCTATGCGGTCACTAGCTTCCTTAAGGTCAAGAGTACAAAACTCCTGACTAGCGGAACTATGGAGGGCTATTGATCCGTTAACGCTCTGATCGGAGAAATTTATTCTCCCAGCAGTAAGCGGTGACTTCTCAATAGCACTCTCCAAGACCTGTCGTTGACCCTGCTGAATCCATATCGCCTCAGAGGGGTGCACGCAAATTAAGCGTGGACCCCGAGAGTCCTTAGGAACAGCCACCATCCTGCACGTGATTTTGTCATGCACAGGATAGTCACGCTTCAGTAAATCTTCGAGGCCCACATTGTGGACACCGTTGAAATACTTATCGTAGGGATAGTAAGCCTCAATAGGCTTATAGATGGTGAAATCACCCTTCTCACATGGGATCCTTCGCGGAAAAACCGCACCAGGACCATATGAGGGTATGATATCAAACCAATCAACGCGTGAAATCACGCGGCTGATTAGTCGCTTGGCCTCCCTAAATAGCGGATCAGGAGTTTTAGTGCTTTTAAACACAGAATTCCAAAATCCGACATCTTGGTTGGCTTCTTCAAAGCTCGCTTGAGCTTTTTGGAGTTGTTCATTAGTTGGTACATGCTCGGCTTTATAACCAAAGCCAAGGATTGTCCGAATGCAACCTAGATATAACCCAGCTTCCTCGGTTGAGGAAGCATTGCGGAAACCGACCCAGAGTGGCAAAAGCCACTCAGGGAAGGCTGGCTCAATAAGAGTCGTTAGCTCTAGGAACACTAGTAGATCCTTGTCTAGCTTGGGGCCAGAAACCTGGACCCACAACAAATCGAAATCTTCGGGGAGATCCAAATGGATTCCCGTTAACTTTGAGATGTCAGCTAGCAGGCTGGAGTATGCTTTTAGTATCATGCTCATATGAATAATCACTAACCTGATTGGTATGAAGGAGCCGTACAAAATGTACGGTTGTCCGATCAACCATTATTGTATTAATAACTCTAATGCCTGATCACGAACAGGGTTACTGTTGCTTGGAGACGAAAATTTCGTCAGCCAAGTCCAGACCCGTATCATCTTCTTGGATGGTGTTGACGACCCGCTCGATAACCGCAAGGATATCGGCGGAGACAACATTAGCATCCACGAGGGACTGAACCTTCAATGT